AGCTCACATCCCTGCTGGATAGCCTCAACAGCCTTGAGAGCACCAGCAAGGATTAAGAGAGGCATTACTGCCCTTGGAAGTTACGTGTAACGCCTTGAGAAGCACCGAATAAACCGGGAATAGCAAAACCTTCTTTAGGCGCTTGTAAATTACCTGAAGCTATTTGACTAATTAGGTTATTCATCTCTCGTTTACGGGTTGCTGCAAGAGCTTTATCCGCTCCAAGTCCTCCCAAAGCTGTTGCCATAGCTACCTGACCTGCTGGCTTATCAAGGTTATACAGAGCGCCTGCGGTAATGTTAGCCTGTAAAGCCCCACGCTCAGGGTTAAACTTAGCCAAGGTACTCAAGATTGTTTCCAGATCTGTAGCTTTTGCTGAAGCCTTGATAACATTCTGTTCACGTGTAGAGAACATTTTCATCTTTTCAGTGTTGGCTGTCAGATTTACCAGACCCTTACGAACAAAGTCTCCTGTAGCGCCTGTAGCGCCTTCAACACGTGCTGTAGCAGACTCTAACACATCTTGAAGAATCTGTGCTCTTGCTTGGTTACGCCAGTCTGTACGAGCTTCTTTTAAAGCTTTCATAGCCTCAGCTGTTGTCTTTCCTTGAACTGAAATAGTATCTTTAGGGTCAAGACCGCCTAGATAAGAATCAATCTCATTAACAATCTTTTTAGCGATTCGTCCTGTATTATCGTTGTTCTGAGCGAGTGTTGAGAAGTTAGAACGTACTTGCTCCAGCTTGGTAAAAGACGAGAAAGGATTAGACAACGCCTCACGCGCATTATCTAACTGTTCAGTAATAACTCTATGCTCAGAGACAGTTTTAGGATTCAGGTTCTCTTCAACTGCCACTTTGTTAAAAGCAGGGAAAAGTTTATTTTCAAGAGCTTGTTTGTTAATAGCCACACCAGCGTCTTCCATTGCTGTATAACCACGAGAGGCTCGATTACGGACTTCTTGAATTGTTGTAGGCTGAGAGCGAGGGCCGGACAAAGCAAACAATGTCTTACCTGTTCCACTACCAACCAGTGTACCTGTAGCTAAACCGGCGGCTAAGCCGGCCCAAGGACTGCCTGTGTACTCTGTAGCAGCCTCAGCTGCTTTTTCACCTGCTACAGCGCCTGCTGCTGATCCAGCTACCTCAGCTGCCGCACGACGAGCTGCTTCCTTACCAGCCATTGTTGTCTTATCTGCTGTGGATAAAGCAGGCGTTTTAACGCCGGGGAACATAGCTCCAAAACCGGCCTCGGTAGCTACTTGTACACCTTTTTCAAGACCTGTTTCAGGAGACGGGAAAGTCTTCTCTAGTCCTTGTTCTTGTGTTTGGGATAAATAAGGAAGGCGTTTATCTGAACCAGCTAGTCCTGAAACGAGGTTAAACGCCCCTGCTCCAAAATCAGCAACTGCGTTAGGAATAGCAGAAGCTCCGCGAACAAGGTAACGACCTGTCAAACCAACTTGTCGTCCAAGTTCCTGCGCAGCTGTGCGCCCTTGTTGTTCAGGGGATACTTGCTCTTGTTGAACACCGAGATAAGAATCTGGGTTGAAACCTTCAGCAGGTTGTGTGTTGGATGTAGATGAAGATAGATAAGCGTCAGGATCAAAAACTTTATCAACCATATTATTACTGTCCTAAACGAGTTTTAATAGCTGCTGCACGAGGATCATTAGGGTTTGCATTCGCCCAATCCAGAGCTTGCTTGTCTTCAGGGAGAAGTGTTGTTTTAAAGGAGGTATCTTCAAAATCGTTCAAATTACCGTACTTGTTAGCGTGGGTTTGAATGGCTTTGGAACGGTTTACGTTACGTGTGTGAATTAAACGAAGACGGTTAATTAACTCAGTACGGGCTTGTTGGCTGTTCTTTAGCTGTGGGATACGTGCTTCGATAAACTGGCGATCACCTTCAGAGATTTGACCGCCTAACTTACCACCCAAGTCTTGTAATACTAAATCCTTAGCTAGTTTGTCATATACCTCAGAATTGGATAGCTTCTTAGCTGTCTCAGGGCTAACCATGCCGACAGATTCTAGGAACTGTGTTGCTCCAATAGCTGTATTAGCTGTAGGACCAGACAAGACCTTATTCTGAGCTGTAATCTTAGCCATTGTGCTCAAGTTAGACAAAGCTTGCTCGGAGGATTGAGCCTGTGTTTGAGCATCTGAAAGAGCTTTAGCTTGAAGTTTAGCGCGTTCTTGTGCAAAAGCAGTGTCGCCTTTAGTGTCCACTGATACGTTAGTAGCTCCTGCTTTCTTCAAAGAAGTTTGATACTCCATAAACGAGCCAGTGTACCCTTGAGACTGTGCTACTTTGTACTCACGTACTGCTGTGGGGGTAGCTTCACGAAGAGCTTTTGTTGTTTCAGCTTGTGTTTTATTGATTGTTTCAATTTCTTTGTATTTACCAAGAAGAAAAGCATTAAGCTCAGGGTCATTAGATGAATCCTTAATAGCTTGTACAATGGCTTTAGGGTCAGACATATCTACTTGTTGAATAAAAGCTCGGCGCTGTGTCTGACGCTGTAACACGGGATCTTCAGCACCTAAAGCACCGCCGATAGCTCCACCGAGCTGATAAGCCGCTGTACCCAACTGAGCAACACCACGCTGCATAGGGTTCAACTTAGCTAAAGCAATATTACGGTCCAATACCTGTTGGTACTGTTGTTGTTGATATTGTTCAGGAGAGGCGAATAGCCCCATAACAGATTCTGTTGCCATATTGTCTTTCTACTCTATTATTACTTACAGCCAGTATTGGTCAGCAGTGGCTCCAGCGGCAGCAGGCTGAGCATCAAATACACCGCCTCCTGTGCCTCCAAACCACTTACCGATACCTTGAGTGAACTGAGGGTTACTCAAAAGACTAGAAGCAGCGGTTGTATAAGGATTCTGCTGTTGAGCAAGCAATTCACCAGCTGCGGCAGAACCTGCTGTAGTTTGACCACCAACTTTCAGACCTAGATCCAAAGCACTTTGACCGAGGGATTCTACGCCTTGTTGAGTAGAAAGTCCAGCTTTAAATGGATCGTAAGCACCTGTCAACAAACCTTGACCGAAGGTAATCTGCTGTTGAGCTGCCGCATCCGCACCTGCTGCCAACTGAGCTTGTTGTTGAGCGAGAGAGTTATAGTAAGCAGCCAATTCAGGGTTAGTAGCAGCCATGCCGCCAGCCTCAGTAGCGCCTGTAGCTAGACCACCACGGCCTGTTTGGAACAACTTATTCTGCAAAGCTGCATACGCCTGCTCTTGACCGGGAGCCAATAAAGCATTCTGCTGCTGCATATACCGCTGACGCACAGCCTCAGGAGACTCGCCGAGGTACTGTTGACCTAGACTCATCAAGCCTTGACCTGATGTAAGCCCTTGACCTGTCATACCAGCTAATTGGTCTTGATAACCTTGAAGCTGAGGAGATAAGGTGTAACCAGCTTCGTTAAGCCTACCTTGATCGTCATAACCAAAGTTAGAAGTACCAAAGTTAGTGGTCACTCCGATAGGACGGAACTGACTCATCTGAGCAGCTTGTTGAGCTTGCTGATTAGCTTGTTGGACTTGTTGACCGCCTGCCAATGCTCCACCAACCATAGAGCCAATCTGAGCGCCTACTGGACCACCAAAATAAGCACCAGCAATAGGTGCAGCTGCTGCTACGAGACTTCCCATGTTATTTACTCCAAACGTAGATGTTAGCGGGTGAGTTAGTATTAGTCATAATTACTTTATTTCCTTTAGTCCAACCTATAGAGGTTCCAAATTTAGCTAGTTTGTTGTTATCTTCTGCCACTAAAGCAATTAGAGGAAGAGGAGATAAACTTTGAAGAGTTTTGAGATCTTTTATAAACTCTCGTTTAACCGTAGATGTCCATTTAAAGATGTCAGTATGAAACCAGAGACGACTTTCAAACCATTCGAGGTACATTACGTAGTTGTCTCTGATAACAACAGGTGTTTTCATTATACTCAGGTTTTAATGATAAAGTAAACACCCAAGTACGGTGGTAGGTTCTTATTTGTACCTGATTCACCTTCTGTGCTGTTAGCTACGGTAATACCTGTAGTGGCTGATCGGCTGCTCTTTTCACCGTTATAGTTTTGAGCGTTAATGAACTGGTTATCTACACTGGCTGTATTAAAGCCAGAGCCAATATCGTGATCGTGTCCGGGATCTGTAACAGTAGCTGTATGTGTATGGGAGACAACAACAGCATCTTTACTACCACCTGTAGCAGCGGCTGCGTACAAGTCACCAGCACCTACAGGGAAGCGGTTATCAAAGTCAGGGAGGTTAAAGGTAGTTGTGCCATCACCAGCACCAAAGGTCGTACCGATAACAGCAAACAAGGCAGCATAGATAGTACGACTAACAGCTGCACCAGTACAGAGCAAGAAGCCTGTTGGAGCCGTAGCTGTAGGCCACATCTTGATCTCACCTGAGGGAGACACAAGAGCTGCTGCACCCATAGCAAAGGCAGTGGTGGCGAGCTGTGTTGTAGACGTACCAGAAGAGGCTGTAGGGGCCGCTGGAGTGCCTGTGAATGTAGGACTAGCTTTGTCAGCTTTAGAGGCTACAGCACCGCTAATAGCTACCAATTCATCGTCAATCTCAGTACCTTTGACAATCTTAGCTGGATTGCCTGTAGACAGAGCATCCTTAGCTGCAAAGTCCGTTACCTTTGAATATTCTGCCACATCAATCTCCTTGTTTCATATAGGCTAAAACAGCCTCTAAATCTTCTACTGTAGCGTACGATTTTAATCGATTAGCTTTCCACGAAAGAATCTGTACATTATCCCTTGTATATCCTTTAGAAGAGTCGATTCTATCTATGGAGGGACTTGTTTCTCTAAACCCTGCGCTGTTCCATTCTAATTCAAAACCAAACACAGGGCATTTATTATCTTCCGGATATATTTCTTTTAAGTCTTCAATAGTAATAGTGTGTTCTCTACCCTTTGCTATCGCTCTTTGTTTTGAGGTGTTTAACAACATCTGCAATCTGTAGGAAGGATCTTTTCGTCTCTTCCTTTGATACTCTTTTGACCATTCGTTTTTAAGGTCTTTACGACTACGTTGGTAAGAGTTATCACAATCTTTACATTTATGTTGTAAACCGTCTTTAGCTGCTTTGTTTTTACTGAAACAAGTTAACAGTTTAAAGTCTTTACAACAGCTACACTGTTTTGTATGCAAGACAGCAAGATTACTCATCGTGTTCGTCCTACTTTACAAAATACGTCCAGCTTCTGAACGCTAATTTCAAAACCGTTAATATCTACTTCAAGACCAATCTGAAGCACGTTACCGCTACCTCCAGCTTGAATCTTCTGATTGTCAAATACAATACCTGTTTCATATTCAGCGATACCGTATTCAGCAATGCCGTACTCATCAGGATTAGACGTACTCAGGTAGAAAGGCAATGAGCGATATGAGTTTGTGTAATCAAAGCCGTACTTCAAAGCCAAGCCTACGCCTGAAGCCCCTACGATAGTGAAGCCTACTTTCTTCAACAACTTAACCGAGCTAGGAGTACCTAAGTCAAAGTGGTTGGAGTAGTAAGCCATACGATACGTAGCTGTCTTGTCTAGGTTGCCTAGGTAGCTACCTACAAAGCCTGCATGACCTGTGAGAAGCTCCTTAGCCCTGTTAGAGAACATAGCTGTAGGAACCAAGCTCCATGTAGTTACACGAGCTGAGCCATCTGGGAGAGTCTTACGTGTATCGAAACAGTACGTAGTTGATGATGCAGGGAATGTAATTAAATAGAAAGCATTAACATCTGAGTACACAGCCTTGATGTTAGCTAGTGTTTCTTGTGTCGTATCACGTACCAAGTCATCACGGACGTTAGCGCTAATATCACGCATAGGTGCTGACTTCTCTTGGACTGTACGAGCCATAGAGCGTACACCTGAGTCAGACAGGAACAAGACATCAGAGCCTGTAACCACTACTGAGTCACGAGCACAGCAACCAATACCGCTGATATGGTCCTCTAGAGCCATTCCTGATGGATCACGAGCACCTCGGTAGATAAGGATCTGTCTACGTCCAAAGACATACAAGAAGCCGTTGTGGGCAGCTAGAGCAGTAATCTCATCTGCTCCGTTAGGCCACACCTGAGACACATCGAGAGTACCTGCTGTACCTGTAGTCAAAACATGACCAGCAAGCAAGTCAGAAAACTGAATGGTGCTCTTAGTCGTGGAGTTATTAGCTGACCATGTACGTCCGTAAGCGGAGATAACACAGTTATTACTTGATACTGTACCTAGATAACCTGACTTCTCAGATACTCGACGGTAAGTAGTAGCTGACACAGCAGGATCAAACACAAGAGGATCGTGTCCAGCTTGATACAAATACAAGACTCCATTCAAAGGAGCCATCTGCCAGTTACTGTCTGTAATCGTAGGAGTTGATCCACCACCACCGTAAGTCAAAGTAGTTACTGTAGAGCCTACCAGCTTGAACAGTTTATTGTTACCAGCGAAGATGGTGTATGCGCTACCATCAGTACCGATCAACTCACTAATCGCCTTAACATTTGCGGTGCTTAAATCGCTATTCACCGCATGTTTAGCTGTCCAGCCCTTACGAGCACCGATACGACCAAACTTGTCGATGACACAGTTAAGAGCCTGCGTAGCAAAGCCTGACTCAAGGGTAACAGAGCTATCCTGAGTATTCACTCCCATGAAGCCGGGAGCTGCGATAGAGGAGGCTACTAATTGCTCAGCCATATTATGGAGCAACCCAGTTCATCTCTTCTTCGTAACGATTACGCTCAATAGCGATCTCGTTAGCTAGAGACATCTTGTACAAAGCGTAAGCTTCAGAGGATAAGTTACCGCCATCTTCACCACGTTCAGCAATAGCTTTAGCGTATGCCAACATAGAGACTAGGTGTGGAGGAACTAAGATACGTGTGCTGTCTGAAGTCAAGTCAGCTTGAGGAATAATCAAGTTGAAACGAAGAGCGTATACGGTATCAGGAATAGGGTAAATATCTACCTGTGTGTCGTAATTGCTATCCACACCGTTAAAGTTATAGAACAAAGGAGCAGCTGACTGAGACTGAGTCAACAGGAACTGCTTGTTCATCCACTTAGTAGGAGCGTAACGGATCTCAGTATCATTGGAGTCATTCAAGACATCAATGACACGGAAACGATTACCTGAACCTACTAACACGTAGTTAAAGATACCAGCTGAGGTATTAGCTGTCAATGTATCAGACAATACGTTCCAATCGTGAGCATCTTCTACTTCACGCTTAGCATCATTGACAAACACCCCGATCATAGCTGAGTAGTTAGACTCATTGACGCTAGACACAGTAGGCTCACGAAGCCTACGTAGTACGTTATTGACTGTCTCTAAATAAGTAGACATGAATTAGAATCCTTCTTTCTTGAACAGCTCAAAGGTACAGATAATAGTAAAAGAACTCCCTGCCTCAGTTATTGTCTTTACCGTATCGCCTTCTTCCAGAACCATATACGACCCACCATCAATTTTCTCGTATTTTTTAGAAATGATAGCAAGATCGTTCATAATGTAAACATCTGTAGCTGCACTGGCATCGTTGTAATAACAAGTACAGTTTTTTGTACTTCCTGAGCTATTAAACATGTACATCAAGTTCCACTTAGCGTAATAGCCAGTAGGAACTGTATAAACAGTCGTCAGAGTGTTTGCAGTAAGGTTTAAACCTACTGTGACAGGACGTGCCATTTACTTCTTCTTAGCCTTGTTCTTAGCTGTACGTGCACCACGTTGGGGCATTTTAGCTTCGCTCATGGCAATAGCGATAGCCTGCTTCTTGTCTTTAACGACAGGACCACCTTTACCGCTATGGAGAGTACCTTCTTTAAACTCACCCATAACCTTGCCTACTTTAGCTTGCTTTTGTGTCTTTGTAACCATAACTATATCCTACTATATTTATTACTCTTTGTCAATAGATTTGAATGCTTTATCTGTAACATCTTTGTAAATTGCATATACTTTATGACCGATCATCAAGGTTGTGTAGATCAAAGTAGCCCATAGAACTAACTCCGATACTTGATAACCAGCCACAGTAGCTAAACTCACTGTTACTGGAGGTGCTGCCTTAGTTGCCAGAGCTATCCCCGTTTCTGTTGTCAAAGTATGCTCAGCCATTACTGAGCCTCAAAAAAGGGCGGCCCGTCTTTATCGTCAGTACTGTTGCTCGCAGGCTCAGGAGTATTGCCAGCGTCCAGCCACTTCAAATAGGCTTGGTAGTCTGTGTTGGCGGGGTCGAATGGGATGAAGGCGCTGTCTAATAACCGCTCCACACTAGAAACGGTTCCGCTAAGGGAGTGTTTAACTAATTTGTACATTTTATAACTCCGCTGAAGCATCAAGAGATCGGGAACCTGAAGTGGAACTTAAATAAAAAACAGACGAGGAAGTAAAGGAAGCAAGTGAAGCGCTACTATTTATAGCCGGTGTTGAACCAGCCCACGATCCACTTGTTTTTGTTACAGTGGGCGCTGCGCGTTTTTCTTGTTTGAAGTGCCAAAAGGCAAAATAATTAGTTATGTTATAGTAAGATGCCGCAGGAGATATTGCGCCTGTATCTTGATAAAAAACTTCATAATATCGCTGACACAAAGCCAACTCAGTACCATACGGGCGGTAGTCAAACGATGTGGCTGTGCTGCCTTTTTCTAGTTGAACGCCTGTGATGTAGAAGGTGGCTCCGTTTGTACCGACAACAGAGGTTGCGCTTGTTGCTGAAAAATAACCAGCAGCTGCCCAAGAATTAGCAGTTCCACTATAAGTTGATCCAACACCTAAGCCGAGCCATAACTCTAAACCAGTACCATTAGTAGCCCATATCCAAGTTCCTGCTGTTGGGCCAATTACTGTAATAGTCTTTTGTTCCCAAGTGTTAGCGGCGGCGATTGTGTAGTTAAAAGGGTATGAATAATTTTCAGCAGCGTTTGTTACACACCCGCCAAACGTACCTGTCAAACTTGAACGAACCCAAAAAGATAAGGTCGCAGTAGAAGCTCCTGCCGATCCCCACTTAAAATCAGAAAAATTGAACCCTTCAATTCTTTGTACAAGCCCGAAATAATCTCCTGCGCCTACAGAATATGCAGAAGACGATGTAACACCTAAATAATTACTAAACCCCGCAGGCGGTGTAACAGAACCAGCATTTCGCTGAACCGTATATTTTGATGCTTGGCTTGAATATGCGATCCATCGATCTAATGTATACGCGGATGAAGCAGTAACACTAGCCCCCGCATTACGCTGGTCAATCACCATCGCACCATTGATGATGCGGTTCTTGAACATAGCGTTACCACCACCATTAGAGATAGCTTGCAGCTCAGCAGAATACGCTTGTACGTTAGTTCCGATAGCTAGACCAAGGTTAGACCTAGCTGTGGAAGCTGAAGAAACATCAGATAGGTTATTTGTCTTTACTAAAGCGTTAGCTAGAGTAGCTGCTGCATTAGCTTCAGACGTAGCTGCTGCCGAGGCTGAGCTAGCCGCAGCAGCAGCACTAGAGGCTGCTGAGGTAGCGCTAGAAGCAGCTGCTGTGGCACTAGAGGCAGCATTCGTGGCTAAGGTGGATGCTGAGCTAGCTGAGTTACTAGCATTGGTAGCAGACGTAGCAGCAGACGATGCGCTATTGCTTGCGTTTGTTGCTTGAGTAGTTGCAGTGCTTGCACTAGAGGCTGCGCTAGTGGCGCTAGTCGAAGCTGAAGAAGCACTAGAGGCTGCGTTAGTCTCGCTAGTTGCTGCTGCTGTAGCTGAGTTAGAGGCGTTGGTAGCGGAGGTAGATGCACTAGAGGTGCTGGAGGCAGCGTTAGTGGCTGATGTAGCAGCTTCAGAGGCTTTAGTTGTAGCTGTGCTTGCAGAAGTAGAAGCGCTGGAGGCACTAGAGGCTGCGTTGGTTGCTTGTGTGCTTGCAGTAGAAGCATCGGTGGAGGCGCTAGTGGCACTTGAGGCTGCTGCTGTTGCACTGTCTGCTGCATCGGAGGCACTAGAGTCTGCTTCCGTGGCTGAATCAGCTGCATCAGAGGCAGAGTTAGAAGCGTTAGTGGCTGCTGTTGAAGCAGTGGTAGCTGAACCTGCTGCGTTAGTCGCTGAAGTAGCTGCATCAGTTGCTGATGTGCTTGCAGAGGCAGCTGAGTTAGCCGCTGCTGTAGCAGAGGAGGCAGCAGAGGTTGCAGACGCTTGAGCAGCATCCTTAGCAGCTAAGGCTAAGGCTGAAGCGTTGGTAGCGTCACCTGTGGCATCACCTGCGCCACCCGGACCACGGTAGATAGCGATGATTATTCCCCTTGTGCAGATGTAGCTGCTTTTGTGGTAGTCTTCTTAGGAGCAGCCTTAACAGCCTCCTTAGCTTGAACTTCATCGTCAAGACGTATATAACCCTCATGGCCGACCATAGAGTCAATATCTACTTGGTTAGTGAACTCAATCACATTACCGCTAACAATACACTTAAATTTAGCCATTATTTATACCTCTCACTAGACAGACCAAAGGAGGCTCCCTTTTGGAGAACCCCCTTCAGTCTAGCTATTAAGCTGGCACAACCAAGGCAACAGCGCCGTAGTCACGCAACTCGCCAACACCGTACAGAGTATCAGCAGTAAACAGAGTACCGAGGTATTCTTGTTTGTACTGAGTTTGTGAACGGATACCGACTT